AGAAGTCTACGCTGATCGGCTCGGCAGGCCAGACCGTAATCAGGTCAACGCTTTCCAGCACGCGGGTAAATTGTGAAAGGCCGCCGTTCATGACTGCACCCCGAAAGCTTTGTTGATGCGCTCGATGCGCTCGGCAAGATCGGCTGACATTGGCCGCGCCTTAAGACGCTCGATCAATGCGCGCTCTTCGTCGCTGGTTTCTGGGTTGTCAAAGTGCGGGTAAATGACTTTTTGCATTTTTGCCTCCGTTGTTGTTGCCCCCACTTTACGCACATTGCAATTTAGGTCAACAAATAAATTCGAAATTTTTCGCTTGATGTTAAAAAGCGTCTAATTTATAGGGCCGATATGGATAGAAAAACTCTCATGGATGAAGTGGCTAAATCCGCTTTAGATCGCCGCATTGAACTGCACGCTTTGTTTCGTGCTGCGAATGTCTCGCCATCAATTGCACACCGCTACACAAAGCAGGGTATTGCCCCGACGCTTCCGACGATCGGCAAGCTGGAAAAGGCTTTGGCGGAGATGAGTAGATGACCTCCTACCCCACTGGTTTAGACGCATTTCCCAGTGGGAACCTAGCTACTGTGTCGGCTTCGTTCGATGCAGTAGCATTTTATCCGCCGCGCCATGTAACTGGCGCATTGCATCAGAAGATGGGCTTTGAATTTATCCGGCCCGACCAGATCAAATCACAATGGAAAATAATTCATAAGGAGAAACCATTTGATGCTTACGATTGAACCAGAGAGACGGGCTGTCATTTATCATGGCACACCGATCACACCGAATGCCGCTTTCGAAGCGGTCATGCCAAATCGAGCCGCTTGCATAAGCTTTTATAGACCCGATCAGGTCGAGCTGGCCGAGCGCCTTTGCCTAGATATTATGTACGACAATGGCGCGTTTTCATTTTGGCAGGCTGCATTACGCAGCGGCAAAGAATGGGCCGAAGATCGCAACTGGTCAGATTATTATGAATGGCTTGAACCTCGGCTGATCGAAGGTCGATGGGCTGTTATTCCTGATAGCCCTGGCGCTCCATCACAGATCAACGATGGCTTATTGAACGATTGGCCTTTTGACCAATGGGGTGCGCCTTTGTGGCATATGGACGGAAGCATTGATCGGCTTGCAAGGCTGTGTGATCGGTTCGAGCGTGTTTGCTTTGGCTGGGTTGGTCGGTTCGACGAATCCGCTGGCAAGATTGCAGATGATGAACAGGCAGTAGGATGCGAAGCCTATCATCGTCGAATGGATGAGGTTGCAGCGTTTTTTGGCAATCAATGGCACAACATTCACATGATGCGGGGGGTTGCGGTTGCCCGCGACTATCCGTTTCGCCAGCGCCGACAGCACATCACTTGGACAGAATGGTCACAAGCGGGACAGCGCAATGGACATTGCTCTGGGCGATCAGTGGAGAGGAAGGCGGGCTTATGCTGACCACCTCGAAAACATGCCCACTAACGCCCGCAGAGGCAAAGGCATTAGCCGAGCAGCTTACGACCAACTTCAGCGGCAACACGCTACACAAGGAATTCGATCAGGCGTCAAACAATCTGCTGATCAGCTTGGGCTATTCTGAATTTGTAAACACTTTTAAAAAAGCAACGGAGGGTTACCATGATTAAGATTTTATCCCGCTGGCTCAAGCCTAAGCAAGCCCGTGATAATGACGGACGCTTCCTACCCAGCCGAGTTGCTGCACGCAAAAAGGCAATGCAGATCGCCAAAGAAATGGGCCGTCAGGATCTTTTGGAAAGGCTTCAGGCATGATTTACGAATCACCATCGACGCCAATCGCACTGGCTCGTTATCTCGCAACCTATATCAGCGATGATAGCACGATCCTCGCTCATGTTCGCCACCGCTTCGGCGTTACTTTGTCAAGGGTTGACATGGCTAAGATGCGTGCATCGCTGCCGAAGAAGTATCTGCCAGGGCAGGGGAACCCGTCAGGCTGGGACTTCAAGCGTGATCGAAGCTTTCGCGGTCATGTTCGCCGCAGAACAGACGATCCGTTACTTGCCGCGCTGGCAAAATATCACCTGAAGCATAGCAAATTGAAGCCGCACGAAATTGAATATTATACAAGGCTGGCGAAATGAACATGTTTCCCAAATGGTATTTGCCGCCGCACATCGAGCGCCGCAGACGCAACAGTGGCTCGGCAGTGGTCACAGCGGTGATGAATGAATTCAACATCGACAAGCAATCATTGACCAGCCCCAGCCGATCAAAGAAGCCTGTAAGGGCTAGGCAGGTCGCATGGTATGTGATGAGCCGCAACTGTGGACATATGTCCTATTTGCAGATGGCTAACATGCTGGGCCGCACAGATCACAGCACTGCCTTTCATGGCGTGCGGGTTGTCGAGAACTTGATCGAGCGAGACGATGAATTCGCCGCAGCGGTTGAACGGGTGGAGAGGGCTTTGCGTGACTAAATATTTTGCCAAGAAAACCGCTTGCACGAATGGGCATCTTCATGCCTCAAAGCGTGAAGCCAAACGCTGCGATCAACTGCACCTGTTACAGAGAGGCAGGGAGATCGAGGGTTTGACCATTGAGCCGAAGTTCGAGTTTGTGGTCAACGGCAAGCCCCTCAAAATGGGCAACGGACGGGTGGCAAGCTATCGACCCGACTTTACCTATATGGAGCGTGGGAAGCTTATTGCTGAAGACGTGAAGGGCTTCGTCGTTCGAGACTTCCCGTTGCGTGCTGCTTTGTTTAGGCATCTGTATCCTGACTGGGAACTGAGATTGACTTAAAGCGCATTTTATGGTTAGTGGGGCGGGCGGGGAGCGTTAGAGAGGCATCGCTCAACCCGCCCTAAACAACGCCTAGTTAGGAGGCATTGAGTATGTTGAGTAATACACGCCAGAGAACCGTAACGCAAGGCATTGTGTTATGAGCATGCAATGGTTTCGCCTTTATCACCGCATCGTTGATGATGAAAAATTGCGCCTCTTAGCATTTGAGGATCGCTGGCACTTTGTCGCGCTCTGTTGCCTTAAGGGTGATGGATTGCTTGATGAGCCAGATGATAGCCTTCGCCAGCGCAAAATAGCCGTCAAGCTGGGCGTGCAGGTTCGTGAACTTGAAGAGATCGGACGCCGCTTACAAGAGGTTGGATTGATCGACGAAAGTTTATCTCCAGTTGCATGGGATGAATTGCAATACCGCAGCGACAACAGCAGCGAACGTGTTAAAAAATATAGGGAAAAACAAAAGCGTAACGCATCGAAACGTGTTAGTAACGTTTCTGTAACGGTCCAAGATACAGATACAGATACAGATATAGAACCTAAAGGTTCTTGTGAAACTGGCGTTTCACCCGTCCGACCTTCTGAAATTATTGAGGCATGGAATATCACTGCTGCGGATCTTGGCTTGCCGAGGATTGTGAAGCTAACCGCTGATCGCAAAAGGAAGCTGGCGGCTCGGTGCAAGGATTCAACGCTTGAGGAATTTCAACAGGCGCTGGAATCAATCCGGCGATCAAAGTTTCTGCAAGGTGGCAACAAAGACGGCTGGAAAGCCAATTTCGATTTTTTCCTACAACCCAAAAGCTTCGCTAAACTGATTGAGGGCGCATATGACTAACCGACTTTTGAAATCCGCACCGAAGCAACAGGGTGAAAAGCTTACTCCGCAAAAGCGATGCGATCTGTGGAATAAAACACTGCATGGAATTGAGAAGGGCAGTGAGGATCAAGCCGTTCGCCATGACATTCAATGGGTGGTTGGCAGCGATGGCTATCCACGGCTGGAATCGGTCGAGACTGACTTTGATCGCACCATGAAAGAGATAAAGGCTGGAAACATATCTCAGTCTGCGATTGATCGGTTGCCATTCAACATTCGTCGCATTGCTTGGAATCGCGGATATTTGAATTGCGATTATGGCAGTCCGCCTCGGTATTGGATTCCCAATCGTAAGCCAGAAGGCTGGAAGCAGTCATATGAGCCAGCAGCTCTAGAATGGTATAATGAGCCCGAATAACCGCACACAATTCCTGATAGACCTAGACAGATGGAAGCGAGGCAAAATGTCAAAGGCTGCTTTACGCGATAACTGGAAAGCTGGGCGTTACCCAACAGACGCCTGGGCGAAGTTCTACCTTCAACATTATGGTGTGATGTGATGGCAAAGGGAGACGCATTAGGTCTCGCTGCACTTTGGACTGCCATCGGCTTGTTTGGCAGCATAGGAATTGCTATAGTGGCTTTACCAGTCCTTTTATGGAAGCTGAGGCAATGGCATTGACACCCAAACAAGAGCGATTTGCTCAAGAAGTCGCACAAGGCAAAAGCCAAGCTGACGCTTATCGAGCAGCTTTTGATGTGAAGCCAACGACCAAACCTGAGACCACATATAAGCGTGCTTGTGAGCTAATGGCTGACGGGAATATATCGGGAAGGGTTGCTGAACTTAAAGCCGCAGTCGCTGAACGTGTCGTTTGGACTATGGCAGACAGCCTTGATGTTCTCTCCACGATAGCCAAAGGCGTAGACAAAGACGCCAAGCCAAGCGACAAGGTGAACGCTGTTAAGGCCATCAACGCAATGATCGGTTTGGACGCTCCATCAAAGCTAAACGTCAATGGCGATATGGTGCATCACATCCTGCGTGAAGTGATTGATGACAACGCTGACGATTAAAACCCCGCGCTGGTTTAAGCCGTTCCTCCAGCCCAGTCGCTATAAGGGCGCACATGGTGGGCGCGGATCTGGCAAGAGCCACGGCTTTGCTGAAGCCATGATCGAAGCGCATGTGATCGACCAGAAGCGGCGATCCGTCTGCGTGCGTGAGATCCAGAAGTCATTGGCGCAATCGGTCAAGCGTCTGCTGGAACTGAAGATCGAGCAGATGGGCGTGCAATCCTATTTCGAGATACAGGAAACGCAGATCAAGTCTCGGCATGGTGACGGCCTGATCATATTCCAGGGCCTTCAGAACCACACCAGCGACAGCATCAAGTCGCTCGAAGGCTATGACTGCGCATGGGTTGAGGAAGCGCAATCACTATCGCAGCGGTCGCTCGATCTGCTTCGCCCGACAATCCGCAAGCCTGAATCGGAACTGTGGTTCACTTGGAACCCCAATCAAGCCAGCGACCCAGTGGATTCACTCCTGCGTGGACCCAATCCGCCGCCTGACGCTATCGTTCGTGAAGTAAACTATCGGGATAATCCGTGGTTCCCTGACGTTCTCAAAGCGGAAATGGAATATGATCGAAGCCGCGATCCCGACAAATACAAGCACGTCTGGCTCGGCAGCTATCTCAGCAACAGCGAGGCACGGGTATTCCGCAACTGGAGCATCGAGGAGTTTGACACGCCTGAAGACGCAACACACCGCTTCGGCGCTGACTGGGGCTTCGCTTCAGACCCGACAGTCCTAATCCGCTGTCACGTTATCGGACGCACGATCTATGTCGATCACGAAGCCTATCGGGTGGGCTGCGAGATTATGGACACGCCTGATCTATTCCTGACTGTTCCAGAGTCCGAGAAATGGCCCATCGTTGCTGACAGCGCCAGACCTGAGACGATCAGCCACATGCAGCGCCACGGCTTTCCGAAGATTATGCCAGCGATCAAAGGCCCGAAGTCTGTCGAAGAAGGGATCGAATGGCTCAAGTCGCACGACATTGTGGTGCATCCTCGCTGCAAGCACACGATTGATGAG